ATTTAAATCACCGAATGATTCAGTCGCATTATATGTAGAACTTAAACCAGTTATTTGATCTAATTTACCCTGACCAGGATATTCAATAAACTTGTCGACATTATCAACAACATTTGATAGTCCTCCATCTACAATACCTTGAAAATCTACAGCCATAAGTCTCCTACGGGTTCAAGTGAATGTTAGGTGCAATTTGAGTATTGTCACCACCAGAAACTTGGTCGAATGTACCACCAATATTTCTATCAACCTTACCATCAACTTGTTCGGTAAAGTCACCTTTAATGTGTCTATGATAACTTCCATCAATTTGCTCATTCAATGTACCCTTCGTGTATAGATTAACATTACCATCAACTGTGATAGTGACATCGCCCTTAACATGAATAGACTCATTCCCATATACTATTTCATACTTATCTTTTACTATTTTTTCAACAATACTTCCATCAGGATGTATTTCTTTGAATGTACCTGTCTTATGATACCTTTGCCATCTTTCAGACCCTGCAGTATCATCAAATTCTTCGATATGCCCTGACTCTGTTTCCTTTACATGATTATATGGATATTCTGCCTTATATGGAATTTCAGGTTCTGTCCAGATACCCTCGCCATTATCACCATCTCTACCTAAACCAATAGGAATATCACCATCTTCTAATCTGACATCACGCTTAGTCTTAACAATTGTTTCTTCAATCTTGGTAGTTGCTGGTACCTGGTCATTAGGATTAACCCAGTCTGCTTCTCCTCGCGCTAATCTATTAACATCAGGCTCTGCTATATAGTCTTCTTTAGGATATACACCGGCCGGGTCATTGAATCCCATACCAGTATTTGCGACTTCGGCAGGTATACCACCGGTAGTTCCCATAATGATAGGGTCTTGCATATTATTGCCGTCCCTGAAGAAACCCATAACCCAAGAACCTTCAACAACACCTAGTGGAGTCTGGCCAATACCATTCATATTAGCTGATGTAATAGGAGATAATGGATATGCCCACATTAAATTCTCCGTAGGTATATCTTCCTTAGTCTCAGTGTGTAAAGCATGTATTCTCACTTTTACACGGCCTAGCATACTTGGATCCTTACGGTCCTCAACTACACCCCAAAACCAAATAAACCCGTTCATTCCTTGAAACATTAGCCTTCCACCTTTCTGTCAATACTATCAGATCTTAATTCAATAAACTGTGTATAATTTTCTTTAGTTAATTTATGATGAATCGCTGTCATTAAATATGTACCAGAATATAATGTGTCTACTTCCTCAACACCTTTAATATTATTCATCATTGAACCAACCATTAATGATATAGGATTGCCACATAAACGAGCAGTATCGCCCGGAACTTCAACATTAATAATCTGGGTATTCATTCCCTGCAATGTAGAATCTCTCATTAAATTATGTTCTTTTTTCCAATATATTGTTTCAGGGTCAACACTTTGATAATCAAGCTTACCTTTAAATGTACTCAAATCACTCATACCATTTTTAATTTTACCTGAGTCTGCATGCAATTTATCCTCATCAAAGTTTTCTGGAAGACCTCTATTTGCCATAGGTGGTTGTGAACCTAATTTACTTGATTCAGCATATCTATCAGCCGCACCTGCATATAAGTAATTCTTCACCATACTTTTATTAATGATTGAATGATTATATGTAGTAGACCCGTATAATCCTGCTTTAGTATTTTTAAAAGTATTAAACAATTGAGGGGCACTTAATGCTTTTATGCTATTTCTGTTATTATTAGTCTTCTCTTTAAATCCCAAGTAGTGTAGGAATGCACTATGCTTTTTCTCTTTCATCTTAGATAATGACTGCCACCACCAACCATAACTATTCTCATAGAATACTATATCAGATGCGCCATTTTCAGTAACAGAGTTTTCTGCAAGCCACTGCATGGTTCTAAATGGTGTCCAATTAGGGCATACAAATCTACTTGATGTTGCACAAGGCTCTGCGTAAAATGGAGAGAAAGAAAAATCAGTGAATACATCAGACACAATCTCATCATTCGTTACACCTTTCCAAGCCTTACTGATACGTGTGTTCTTGTTTAATTCAACTTCCTCTGATATGAAATTGATAATATAAGTCTTCATATTACCTTTGATAATATCAACAGCGTCAACTGAATAAATATTGAATGTCTTTGTGTAGTTATCCCCTTCCCAAACATAGAAATCAAGTTCAATCTTCTCTTCACCGATGAATGGCACACTCTCTATAAGACCAATGTTATCAGTCATTATAATAGAACCCTTCGTGCCGTTGGCAAACACTGACTCATATATGTCAATGCTTTCAGTCATCATCCCTATCTGAGTCTCATGACCCCAAGTGTTGATAATTTTTACAGATGATAGGTTATAGCTATCTTCTTGTTGTAAATCACTCACTGATAGCTACCTTGTATTCTTTTTCAAATTGTTTAACATAATTTGTATGTAATATCTTTATCTCACGTTTCTTCTCATTCTCATTAATTTCGTGTTGAATATTAGATACTGCGGTTAAATGATTAGGTCCTGGGTCATTCATTCGATCATCCCAAACTTTATTATCAGCATCATCGACATAATGATTCAATGCATCTTCATTGCCTAGACCATATTTCTGTTCAGTTAAAGCCCAAACTTCATTTTCTGATAATAACCAGTCGAAGTGAGGGTCAATAACATCATTCATAGCTAATATAATCCAATGCTTATTAACATCATTATATATTTTATATGCTAGTGCTTCTGGTGTATCGTTATCTTGTAAAATATAATTATAAAACGCTGTTGCTTCTTCTTTAACTAAAGTTGGGACCATGACACGTTTAAGAATATTAGTAATATCTCTACCGTCGTATGATATTGTATTGTGTATATTAAATAGTTTCATATTAATAACCCTTCATTAATTTTTCTCGTGTTATAATTTCCATTTCTTGGAATGATAATGTTAACATCATGTTAACAGGAGCACCGCTTTCAAATGTTCGCCATAATCCTTGAGGGGAATAATTAGTACTCACATTAGTACACACCGCTGGACCAAATTTCGGAATAGTTTCATTTTTTTCACTACCCATATAAGATTCCATATAGAAAAAGTCTGGATATTTTAAAACTGCTTTATCGATAATACCATTAAAATCTTCGTTGTTCCCAAGTGTTTCTTTAATTTTATTAACAACACCGCTACCGTCATCTTTCGCAAAAGATGGAGATGAATGATATTTGAACGCATGAATAATAGCCAAGCACTCTTCAACTTCCTTTCTATTCTTCGGCATCATAGGAAATGAATACTCAACAGTTCTTAAGGTAGGACTCTTATATGATACACCAAGGAATGGATTAACCGCGACTCCTTCAGCCAATGATATATCATCCGCTAATATAGCTGAGCCTATTCCTCTTGCGGTACCAGCTCCAGCCTGCTTAGCTAAAGCGCCAACTATACTTAAGACACCATCAGTATCCAATCCACCACTTTTATTGCTTACATTATTATAATATCCTTCGCCAGAATCCCAAGTTTGATTATATGATGAGCTTAAATCATTAGGATGAGCAAGAACAATTACAGTTGGCGTTTCGGTTTTTAGTTTTTCAACTTTAGCTTGATCGTCGCCTTTAGATGAAGCTTTTAAACCTTCCATTCCTTTTTTAGTAACAATTTTAAATACAATACGATGTTTTAAATTATTGTCAGATGGATAAAATAATAAATTAGAAGTTTTTGACTCTTCACCTCCATCACCAAGAGCTTTTGTTTGTATTTCTGAATTTTTAATAATGCCCATATTTTTATAAATATTAATGTTATTATATTATATTTATATCATTATGGCCAAATATATTCAAGGAAGATGGGCTCCTATCAACGAAAATAAGTATCGAGGGGACCACACTAACATAATATATAGATCTTCTTGGGAAAGAACAGCCTTTAATTGGTGTGATACTTCAGACGGAATCATAGAATGGAATTCAGAAGAGGTTGTAATACCATACAGATCTCCTGTAGATGGTAGAACTCATAGATATTTTGTTGATTTGTGGTTAAAGAAAGCTAATGGATCTATATATTTAGTTGAAATTAAACCATACGCACAAACACAGCCGCCCAAGCTACCAAAATCTGGTAGAAAGACTCGCAATTATGCAAACGCTGTATCGACATATCTAGTCAATCAAGCTAAATGGGAAGCCGCAACTCAGTACTGTAGAAAGAAAGGTTGGATATTTCAGATAATCACTGAGAAACAATTGATGAGATGATATAAATATAGTATATGGTAAAGATCAAAAAAGGTACTGAATTGAAAGCTTCTGATGGCAATAACTATCGTTGGCTTGGTGCACAATGGGGTAAGATAGGAAAATCTGGTAAAACTGGTATATCAGCTAAGAAACGTATTAGTGTTGAGCTTAGTAAGAAATACGAGAAAAAGAATCCAGGTCTTAAACAGATTAAAAGTAAGAAAGATACTAAATCTAAAGACAAGAGTATTAATTGGTTCACCAAACAAGTAGAGAAATCAACAGAACATTTTACTGAGGTTGCAAAGCCTAAAATCGGTGGTATGTATACATATATCTATGATGCTAAACATAAGGCAACTCTACCTTACTGGGATAAATATCCTTTGATTATTATGGTAAAACCTTATAAAGATGGTTTTCTAGGTTTAAACTTTCATTATTTGTCGCCAGCTAATAGAGATAGATTCTTTACGGCTATGTTAAAATTTACTGGAAAGAAAGACCCAGCTGATTTGACAGAGAAAGATATATTTAATATAAATTGGAATAAAGTGTCGTCAGTACCATTTGTGGAGAAAACAGTACATAGATATCTTTTTTCTCATATTAAAACTAAATTAGTGGAGATAGGTCCACATGAATGGGAAGACAGTATATATCTTCCAACCGCACAATTTAAAGGTGCGTCACAAAAACAGGTATGGAGTAGCTAATGGGTACACATTTTAATCAAATATATGGTGACTCGTCATTTTCAGATATTTTAAAAAGTCATTGGTATGGTTCTGATTTAAGTCGATCAAATCTTTTCTTTCTTCATATGCCAATACTGCCTAACATATTTGTCGATGAATCAGAAAAATATCCCGAAGATAGATCTGCTCTCGCTAAAAATTTTGGTTCATGGCAAGATGATAAATTAATAACTAATAGACAAAATATACCAAAGGCAAGTAATTCTATTTTAAAAAAGCTACCTTTATTTGTAAAATCTATTAGTGTACCTGGTTCAGCATTAACAACTAATGAAATTAATATTGATGGTAATATGAGAAAATTTGCATATGATACAGCATATGCAACAGAATTAACAGTAGAATTTTATATTAATCCTAATTTTGATATATATAAAATTTTTGATTATTGGATGAAAGCGATTAATCCTGAAATTGGTGTTATTGAATATTATGATAATTATATAGTACCAATGGAAATACTTAATCTTGATAGGAAATTAGAATTAGCTTCTAGTTTTCATTTAACAGAAGCTTATCCAGTATCTGTTGAGCCTGTACAATATCAATCCGGAATGGGTGAGGCTAATACATTCCAAGTCAATTTTCAATATTATTCATTGACAACAGATACTATAGATATTAATGAGCCAGATAAATATTGGGCATCTAAAGGATTTACTGATACTATGGATGATTATGATATGAGTGAATATGGTTATTAAAATAATAAAGGAGTAAATTGAGTATGTTACCAGTAATAGATTATCCAACTTATACGCTTACAATACCGTCTAACGGAAAGAAAGTTAAGTATAGACCCTTCACAGTGAAGGAACAAAAACTGTTGTTAATGGCTTTAGAAGCCGATGAAGAAGAAGCAATGATGGTCGCTATTAAGCAAATCATTATTAATTGTACAATGGGTAAAGTTAACCCGGAAGAAATTGCGCCATATGATGCAGAATATATATTCTTACAATTAAGAGCTAAGTCTATAGGAGAGGTTATTCACTTGTCTTATAAATGTAAGAATAAAGTTGGCAAAAAGAAAGATAAAGAATGTGGACATATACAAGACGTAGAATTAAATGTTAATAATATTAAATTAGATAAAAATGAAAATCATAAGTCGCTAATTGAAGTTAATGATACTGTTGGATTTGAATTGGGATATGCTCCAATTGAGCTCAAGAAGCCAGAATCTACAGAAGATATTATTGATTATTTAGCTCATATGATTAAATCGGTATATGACGGTGATACTATTTACAAAAGTAAAGATTTAAAGCATGAAGAGTTGGTTGAATGGATTGAATCTATGCCACAGAATGTTATGGATAAGATGGTAGACTTTATCAATTCTATACCAGTATTAAAAGCTGATGTCAAATTTGAGTGTGAGGTTTGTGGTTATAAGCAAGACATTCACTTGGAGGGTTTGCAAGATTTTTTCGTATAAGTTTCGAGGAAGATTTAAAAACCTATCTCGAAACGAACTTCGCTTTAATGCAACATCACAATTATAGTCTGTCTGATATAGAAAATATGATTGTGTGGGAAAGATCTGCCTATACATACATGTTGATGAAACACATTAAAGAATTAAATGAACGGAACTAAAAATGGAAGAACCAAATAACAAAACTGGATGGAGACAAGCATTTGCCGAAGTATCAAAGGAAACTGCTAAGAATTCTGCTAAAGCTGCAGGCGAGGCTATTTCTGGTGTTGTAGGCACTATTAAAGACGGAATGTCTGCTGCCGTTACAGGCTCACTCATGTCTACTTCAGGTGGACGAGCAGCAATGGCTCTTGGTGGAGCTGCTAAAGGCGCTGCTAAGGGTATGTATAATTTTGGTAAAAACATTAAAGATAAAAGAGCTACACCAGATTCTGATAAATCCGAAGGCGACTTAACTCCATTCTTCGAACCAACCAATGAAGAACTAGAAAAACAATCCGATTCATTAGAACGTATTGAGACTCTATTAGAACCAGATCCACGCGATGACCAAAAAGAAGCTGAACGTATGCGTGAACTTAAGCGACTTGCTGATAACGCAGGTAGTTCTAAAATCAAAAAAGTCAAATCAAGCGATGGCAAAGATGGTGGTATAATGGACACTATGATGGGGTTGTTTGGTGCTGGTGGCTCTTTAGCTGGACTAGGTTCTGTATTACTGACTGTTATAGCACCATTGACTGCTTTTGGTGCCGCTGTAGCACTCACGACTAAATGGGTTAGTGATGAAGCTGCTAAAGCTATGAATGTAACCACAGCTAATGATAAAGGTCAGGTATTTGATAACGCAGAAGACTCAGCCATAATTTCGCTTGGTAATTACGCAGCAACTAAGGTAGAAAAAGATGGCAATATAGAAGATAACTTCTATGCTAAAGGTTTAAATGAAGACCGTGGTGCAATGGGTGTTGTACAATCCAAAACTGATCTTGATATGAGAATGATTGAGGCTAAAGAGAGAATAGCTAATTCATTAGAAACAGTTGCTGATGCGGAAGCAGAACTTGCAGCCGCTAAAGCACAAACAACAGGTTTATTCACCTCACAAGAAGATATTGATAAAGATATATTAGAGGCCAAACGCAAGGTGGTGGAAGTAACCCAAACAATGGCTCTCCAACATGAACAACGCGCTAAGTTAGAAGCAACAAGTGTTAAATTTTCAAAAGAATTTAACGAGAGGATGAAAGATAAAGACTTCGCTAAATCGATCCAAGCTGCTACAGAAAAACTAGTTAAAGATGGCACATTAGATAATGCTAAAATATTATTAGGTGAGGACGGCAAGATTAAAAAGGCAGTGGCCACCATTTTAAATACAGATATTGTTAAACAAAAGATTGAGAATGCTCGCAAATTAGAAGTAATAACACCTAAAAAAGTTGATGCAGCCGGTAGAGAAATTGGTGGTATAGATCAAGCCGTTAGAGTATCAAAGGAAACAGTTGCTGCACAAACAGCGGAAGTTAATGGTGGTGCTCGTGATTCAATGGGTAATACTATACAAAAAGTCGATAATAATGCATTAGGCAAAAAAGCCACTGAGGAGTTTAATAAACTATCAGACAAAGAAAAGGCTAAAATAACCAATGATAGTTTGAGCAAAAATATAACCGCATTAGAGAATTCTATTACTACAATGGATTATAATGGAATGACCGCTAAGGAAGTAACAACAACTATTGAAGGCATTCAAAACTCTATTAAATCTCTTGAATCACAAAAGATCAATGCTTCATCTAAAGATTTAACACCTGTAGATGTCACCAATACAGATGATTTTGGGGTTCCTATAAGTACAGATTTTGCAGGCAATGAATTACCATATTTTCGAAATGCGGATATTAAATCTTATCAACTAAACAAAGAGGCGGGTTTTGATGTTAAATTCCCTGATAGAAATATTAATGGTAATTCAGATAATACTAAGATTGCTATTGATAAGTTAACAATAGCGGTTGATAAGATGGGTGCTGGTAATAATGCAATTGATGCAAGTAAGAAGGTCAATAACTCAAGTGTTACTAATATTGGTATGAGCACAACTCCATTAGACACAAATCCTGCTGCTGAATTCTAATACTAAAAACCCCTCATAAAGAGGGGAAAAATCACCGTGGGGGAGGTGTGATTTTATTCGTTAGCTAATTTACTAAAGTAATCTAGCATATCATCACTATCACCGTCTTCAGCTTTAGGCTTCTTAGTTTCAACTACAGTTTCTGCAGGAGAATCTTCGAAAGGTGAATCGTTACCAGCATCAGCTGTAGGTTTAGGTGCAGCCGTAAGACCCATAGCTTTGTTCAACTTAGACTCATAGAACTCATAAAGTTTGAAGTTGGCAGGATCTACAAATTCACGCAAGTCATATTGTGATTCATATAGTGCACTTAACTTCTCATCATCACCACCAAATAATTCAGACGGTGCATCAAATTCAGAACGATCATAGTTACGGTAACCTTCAACTTTACGAATTTTAATCTTAAAGTCCGCACCTTCCCAGTAATCAAATGGATTTAATGGTTCATCATCTTTAAACTCTGGTGATAGAGCATCAATTAATTTATCAAAAATCTTCTTACCATATTTGAATAGCATAACCTTGCCTTCATTTTCTGGGTTTTGAGGATCTTCAATAATAAGGACATTAGATACATATCCTTCTCTACGTTTACGAGTACGAACAAGCGTTTTATCTTTTTCTGGTGTCGCGTCCCAATTACCATGAGATGATACCAGTGACTGGTTCATTTTACAAACCGGACATTCTTGTTCTACTGTTGTTGGACATTCTTCAATGTACCATCCACCAGCACCTTGAAATCCGTGTGAAAATACCTTAACGAAAGGTACATCATTATCTTCTGAAGGTGGAAGGAATCTTACCACCGCGTA